GGGCATCCTTTTTAGCACGAATGGGCAATACTGGCGCTGAGATGAAAGATGGAAAGCCTACCCGACTTTTACTTTCTCTTAGAGCTTGGGGTGCAACGTCCAAGGAAGACGCTAAAGCTAAGGCTAAAGCGATCTCTAAGAGGAACAAATGAGACCAGTTTCTGTCGGTAAGAATCTAACTGCTAATACGGCTACTACGCTCTATACAGTTCCTACTGGCTATTACGCTAAATGTTCACTCTTGCACGTTTGTAATACTTCTCCTAGCAAGCATATTTCTTTTAATTGGTATGACGCAAGCACTGCTACAACAATTGTAGTTGTGAGTGAGCAAGTTTTATCTGCTAGAACAACACTAACACTTATCTCAAATGGGCAATATTTTGTCATGGAAGAAGGTGATTACATAAGTGCTACTTCTGAAGCGGGATCAACAATGTCTGTACTTGCAACATTTGAAATTGAAGGGTCACAGAGAACATGACTTACTTAGAACTTGTTAACGATGTGTTAGTTCGCTTGCGTGAAAGCACAGTATCTACTGTTGGCGAAACAACCTATTCTTCTTTGATTGGCAAGTTTATCAATGATGCAAAACGTCAGATTGAAGATACATACACTTGGAATGTCTTAAATCAGACAGTTACAGTTACGACTTCCGCCAATACAAGTTCATACTCTTTAACTGGTACTGGTCAGAAGTTTCGTATTGCTGAAGCCCTTAATACTACAAGCAATATAGTATTGAGCAACATTGCAGTTTCAGACATGAACCGCAAGTTGAGTTTTGGTACACCAGCTACAGGCATTCCTGCTCAATATTGCTTCAATGGCGCAGACTCTAGTGGCGACACAAAAGTTGATTTGTATCCTATTCCTTCTGGCATATTTACTTTAAAGTTTGAAGTAACCATTCCTCAAGCTAATTTGACTTCTGACAGCACTTCAGTCAAGGTTTTGGACTATTTGGTGACTCAGAGTGCCTATGCTCGTGCTTTGATTGAGCGTGGTGAAGATGGTGGTACAAACTCTTCCGAGGCTTATGCTCTGTTTAAAGGAATGCTCTCTGACGCTATTGCGATGGAAAGCACTCGTTATCCTGAAGATAACTTTGTGGCAATCTAATGTCCAAACAACTTCAAAGTTACAGTCTCTCAGCACCAGGCTTTTATGGCCTGAATACTGAAGATTCTCCTCTTGATTTAGGGGCTGGCTTTGCTTTGGTTGCAACTAACTGCATCTTGGATCAATATGGTCGTATTGGTGCTAGAAAAGGTTGGTCAAGGGTTAACTCTTCCTCTGGGAATCTTGGTGCTAACGATGTTGGTGTAATCCATGAGTTAGTCCAGACTGATGGGACTCTTACAGTTCTATTTGCTGGCAACAACAAGATATTTAAACTTGGCACTTCTAATGCGGTGACTGAGTTGACCTATGGTGGTGGGGGTACTGCTCCTACCATTACTGCAAATAATTGGCAAACTGCATCCTTAAATGGCATTGCTTACTTTTTCCAAACAGGTCACGATCCACTCATTTATGATCCCGCTATAAGTACAACTACTTATCGCAGAATATCTGAGAAGTCAGGGTATGTTGCTACTGTTCCACAAGCTAATATTGCTATTTCAGCATTTGGTCGCTTGTGGGTGGCTAATACTGCTACTGATAAAACAACTATTACCTTCTCTGATCTGATTGCGGGTCATGTGTGGGGAGGTGGTACTTCAGGCTCACTAGATGTATCTCGTGTATGGCCTAATGGTGCTGATGAAGTAATGGGCTTGGCAGCTCACAATGATTTCTTGTTTATCTTTGGTAAACGACAGATTCTTGTCTATTCTGGTGCTTCTACACCCGCATCTTTAGTTCTAAGCGACACAGTAGGTTCTATTGGTTGCATAGCTAGAGATACCATTCAAAGTATTGGTACTGACGTTGTTTTCTTGTCAGACTCAGGCGTTCGTTCATTGATGAGGACTATTCAAGAAAAGTCTGCACCTCTGAGAGACTTGTCCAAGAATGTTCGTTTTGACCTAAATTCTTCATTGGCAAGCGAGACATTGGCTAATCTGAAGTCTGTTTACTCAGAAAAAGAAGCCTTTTATCTGCTTGTTTTACCCGCTACTTTCCAAGTTTACTGTTTTGACACTAAGCAAACCTTGCAAGATGGGGCTTCCCGTGTAACGAAGTGGGACTCAATTGCTCCTACTTCCTTGCGCTCACTACGCAATGGTGACTTATATATTGGTAAGAATGGGTATATCGGCAAGTATGGAACTTATCTAGATAACGATGCTACGTACCGATTTGCGTACTATACAAACAATGCTGACTTAGGAAACCCTAACCAGATTTCTATTTTGAAGTCTGTAACAGCCATTGTGATTGGTGGATCGAATCAGTATCTTTCAATCAATTGGGGTTTTGACTACTCAGGTGCTTATCGTGCAGAGAATATCTATATTCCCTCACAGACAAGTTATGAATATGGAACTGCTGAGTACAACATTGCTGAATACACAAGCGGTGTGCCAATTAAGACGCTATCAGCAAATGCTTCTGGTGCGGGAAAGATTGTCCAGACTGGATATGAGACTACGATAAATGGAACATCGTTTTCTCTACAAAAGATTGAAATTCAAGCCAAAGATGGCAAAATAGGTTAAGGAGAATTACCTTGTCAAATTATACAAAGACCACCAATTTCGCCAGTAAAGATAATCTGTCACCTGGCAATCCTTTAAAGATTGTTAAGGGTACTGAGATTGATACAGAGTTTAACAACATTCAAACTGCTGTTGGCACTAAAACAGATAACTCTGCTGCCAATATTACTGGTGGAACGATTGTTGGCATCACAGATTTAGCGGTTGCTGATGGCGGTACAGGTGCTTCTACAGCCGCAGGTGGTTTAAACAACCTCTTGCCTACCCAAACAGGTAACGCAAACAAGTATCTCCAAACTGATGGCACAAATGCTACATGGGATGCAGTAAGCCTTTCCACTTCTGACATCACAGGCACTTTGCCCGTAGCAAATGGTGGTACTGGTGTAACTTCTTCTACTGGCACAGGCTCTGTTGTTCTGTCAAACAGTCCTACTTTGGTGACTCCTGCATTGGGAACTCCTGCTTCTGGTACGGCAACTAACCTTACAGGTCTGCCGATCTCAACAGGCGTAAGTGGTTTGGGTACTGGCGTTGCAACTCTTTTGGCAACACCCTCTAGTGCCAATCTAGCTTCTGCGATTACTGATGAAACTGGTTCTGGCGCATTGGTATTTGCCACAAGCCCAACTCTAGTCACTCCAGTTCTAGGAACACCCGCTAGTGGCACTTTAACCAATGCTACTGGTCTGCCTATCAGTACAGGTGTTTCAGGGCTTGGAACAGGCGTAGCAACCTTTCTAGCGACTCCCTCAAGTGCCAATCTAATCTCTGCTGTGACAGATGAAACTGGCACAGGTTCGTTAGTTTTTGCAACAAGCCCAACATTGGTAACACCCGCATTGGGAACACCATCTGCATTGGTTGGCACAAACATCACAGGTACTGCCTCTGGTCTGACTGCGGGTAACGTCACTACTAACGCAAACCTTACTGGTGCAGTCACTTCTGTTGGCAATGCAACATCTTTAGGTTCATTTAGTTCTGCCAACCTTTTGGCGGCTTTAACAGATGAGACAGGAACTGGTGCAAACGTATTTGCTACATCACCTACTTTGGTGACTCCTATCCTTGGTACACCTACTAGCGCAACTTTAACGAACGCTACAGGGCTTCCAATCTCTACTGGTGTGTCAGGTCTAGGAACTGGTGTAGCAACGGCTCTAGCAGTCAATACAGGCTCTTCTGGTGCGGTTGTGGTCAATGGTGGTGCTTTGGGTACTCCTTCAGGCGGTACTGCAACCAATCTAACTGGTTTGCCTCTGTCTACTGGTGTAACTGGAACTCTTCCTGTTGCCAATGGTGGTACAGGACAGACCTCTTACACAGATGGTCAATTGTTAATCGGTAACTCAACAGGCAATACGCTAACCAAAGCAACATTGACTGCGGGAACAAACATCACAATTACCAATGCTGCGGGTGCAATTACGATTGCTGCGGCTGGTGGCGGTGGGTCAGGTGATGTTGTTGGCCCTGCATCTTCTACAGATAACGCTTTAGCCCGTTTTGACACAACCACAGGTAAGTTGCTTCAGAACTCTGTTGGCATTTTGAGTGATACAGGTGCTATTTCTGGTTTGACAGATATTAGTGCCTCTGGTTCTGTAACCCTCTCAGGAGGCACAGCCAACGGAGTAACCTATCTCAATGGTTCAAAGGTTCTGACAAGTGGCTCTGCGCTTCAGTTTGATGGCACAAGTTTATTTGTTGGTGCTACTTCTGCTGCGGCAGGAAAGTTGGTAGTTAAAGACACAGCGTCTAGCAACACTTTGTGGCTTGTTGGTCGCACAAGTGATGGTGCATCTTCTGTATCATTTAGAAATGCGGCTGATTCTGCTTACTCAGGCCGTATTGAAGTTGATGCAAGTAATGGTATGCAATTTGGTCTAGTTGGTGCGGCAGAAGGTATGCGCCTCACCTCAACAGGGTTGGGCATTGGTACAAGTTCGCCTAGCGCAAAGTTGCAAGTCAGCGATGCTGGTAATGTACAAATTGTTTTAACAAAAACAGGGGTTGCTGGGTTTGACATTTTTAACAAAGGCACAACAGGAACAGAGGTTGGTACTCAAGACCCATACCCGTTAATTCTAAAAACTAACAACACAGAAAAAGCCAGAATAACGTCAGCGGGTAATGTAGGTATTGGAACAAGTTCGCCTGTTTCCAAAATGGATTTTGGTTCGAGCGCAGGTCAAAGTGGAACTACTGGTCTTCCATCTTTTTCAATGTACTCAGATACGGCTGTAAGATATGGATTAAATGTTAGTGCTAATTCTTTAGACATATCCGCATTAGACACCAATGCGCGTATTGCTTTTTATACTGGTGGAAGTACTAGTTCAATTACAGAACGAGCCAGAATAGACTCTAGCGGTAACTTTCTATTTAGTAAAACTGCTAGTGATGTAACTGTTGCTGGTACACAAATAGAATCAACTGGAACTGTTGGTATTGTTAGAAATGCTGCAGTTTGCCTGATTGTTAATAGATTAACTGATGATGGCACATTGGTTTCTTTAAGACAGGCTTCTACTGAGGAAGGCACAATTTCTGTATCAGGAACAACTGTTTCTTACAATGGCGGTCACTTATCTCGTTGGGCGCAGATGCTCACTACGCCTGAGTTGTTCAAAGGTACTGTGATGTCTAATCTTGATGAGATGAATGTCTACACCAAAGATGGACAACCTGTTGCTAACGAACAGTTAAACAAAGTCAAAGTTTCTGACACCGAAGGCGATGCAAATGTTGCAGGTGTATTTGTTAACTGGTCACATGATGAAGAACACAATGTTGACGAAATCAACATGGCAATGACAGGCGATATGATTATTCGCATTGCACAAGGTGTAACTGTTGTTCGTGGCGACTTGCTCATGTCTGCTGGCGATGGAACTGCCAAGCCACAAGGCGATGACATTGTTCGCTCTAAAACTGTTGCAAAAGTAACTTCAAACCACATCACTTGCACATACGCAGATGGCTCATATTGTGTGCCATGCGTTTTGATGGCTTGCTAATCTTTAAAGGAAACTAACATGACTACATGGAAAATTACTCAGACTGACTATCAAACTTCTGATGGTTTCATTTCCTGTGCGCACTGGACTGCAACTGCGGTTGATGGGGATTACACAGCTTCTATCTACTCCACAGCATCTTGGCAAGCAGGAACACCTACAATCCCATACGCCTCCGTTACTGAAGCAGAAGTATTGAATTGGGTTTGGGAATCGGTTGATAAACAAGCCACTGAAGATGCTCTGGCTGCTCAAATTGCTTTGCAGAAAGCACCAGTAACGGCTTCTGGCACTCCATGGGGTCAAACATGAAGCTAGAACTAGACGTTAACGAGATTAACTTTGTATTGCAGACTCTTGGTGAATTGCCAAGCAAGTCAGGCGTTTGGCCTCTGATTCTTAAAATTAAAGAACAGGCTGAGGCGCAAGTTCCTAAAGAAGCGGAGTAAACATCATGGCTTTAAGCAATCAGCAAGTTTTTGATTATTTTCTAAAAACACCTGGCATGAGTGATGCCCAAATTCTTGCTTTTATGAGGCAGAACGCTGTTAGCCCGTCTCAGATTGCAAGCACATTCAATATGCCTATTGGGGAAATTGTTTCCCGTCTAGGTGTTGTTATTCCTCCCAATGAGGCAGTATTGCTTGGAGACACCTATGTTCAATCAATATACGATATAACAGGTTCTGGTGAAAACCAACAAATTGGTGCTTTAAAAAACATTCTGACCTATAAAGAAGGTGAGAACAAAACTGGTGGCGCTTATAACCAGTATCTTCCAACTGGTGAACTAGAGCGTACTGGTACACAACAGAAGGTTGACAATCTTGTCAAAGAGTTTTTACTTGGTTCAACGGCTTTATTTGGTGGCGCTGCTTTAGCGGGTTTGGGTGGTACTGGTGCGGCAGCAGGAACTGCGGCTACTGTTGGAACTACAGGTTTAACTGCGGCTGAACTTGCACAACTTGACTTGGCTCTTGGTGGTGTGGGGGGTACTACTGGTGCTACAACACTTGGTACTGCTTTGACTACTGGTGCAACAGTACCTACTATCACTAGCTTGACTGGTGGTAGTGGTCTTTTGACTGGTGAAGCGGCAGGAATTACGACTAAATCTGTTGCAGATAAGTTGGCGGCTGATGCACTTGCAAATACCACAACTAGTGGCTTATTGACGAATACTGCAGGCAATACTGCATTGACTAACACAGCCGCTAATACTGCTCTAACCAATACTGCTGCGAACACCGCTTTGACAAATACTGCGGCTAATACAGCATTAACAAATACTGCAGCCAACACAGCGGCTACGGCTCTTACAGCAACTCAAATTGCTGATCTAGCTAAAACAGGTTTAACTGCGGCACAGATTGCTCAATTGTTCTCAGCAGGAGCAACAACTGCGTCAGGTCTTCTCCAACAACAGACATCTAAAGAAGCGGCTCAAAAAGCTCAAGCAATGATTGATGCTGAGACTGCTTCTGCTAAAGCATCTGCTCAATTTAGACCAATTGGAATGACCACTAGGTTTGGATCATCTCAGTTTGGCATCGATCCATTAACAGGTCGATTGACAAGCGCAGGATACACATTAAGTCCTGAAGCTAAAGCGGCTCAAGATAGGTTTGTTAAATTAGCTGAAACTGGTATTCAACAAGCAGAAGGCGCACAACAGGCATTTAAACCATTACAAACTGGTGCTGAGAGTTTGTTTAAACTTGGTGCAGGTTATCTTGCTGAGAAACCTGAAGATG